GCCCCTTCCAAGTGGGCGGGGTTTTTGGCAAAAGGGGGTCCCGGGGCAAAGAAAGGGGGCGAATGTGTGGACCGTTTGGGGTGGATTAACATAATCAAGAATAACTGCGAACAGGCGGGCACGTATCGCCCATGGTTTGACAATGTGATCTCCACGCTGGCCTCCATACTGGAGCGCCGGGACGATGCCGAAGATCTGTTTGTGCTCAATGGGTCACAGGTGCTGGTGGAACATACCAACAAGGCCGGAGCCACGAACACGGTGCAGAATCCGATCCTGCGCATGATCAACGATCTCAACCGGCAAGCGCTGGACTACTGGCGCGACCTGGGCCTGACACCGGCGGGCCTAAAGCGCATCGACGAGAAGGCCATGAAGCAGAAAAAGATATCCGCAATGGAGAAGGCGTTGAGCGGATTTGGCTAAGCGGGCAAAGCGATTCAAAAAGGTCGCCGTGGCCTACGCTCGCGCAGCCGTGGCCGGTGAGATCGTCGTCGGCGCCGAGGTCGTGGCCGCTGCCCGTCGATTCCTGGAGGACCTGGAGCGCCCGGACCTGACCCTGCGCACGAAGGACGCGGACTTCGTCTGCAACATCGTGGAGCGGATCATGGTCCACAAGCAGGGCCAGGCCCTGGACGGCACGCCGCTGACCAATACACCGTTTATACTCCTACCCTGGCAGGTGTTTTGCATCTACAACCTGCTGGGGTTTTACTATAAGGGCCGCCGGGAGCGCCGGTACAAAGAGGCGTTTATATACATCCCGCGCAAAAACGGGAAGACGCTGTTCGCGGCGGCGCTGGCCTTCGGGATCGGGCTGCTGGAGCGGCGAAGCGGCGCAAAGATCTACATCGTGGCGGCGTCCCTCAAGCAGGCCTGCGAGAGCTTCGAGGATATCCTGTACACCCTGCGATATCGCGGCATGGTGGACGAGTGGCGGGTGCGCAACAACAACGCCGAGCACAGCCTCCACTATGACTTCTTCGACGAGGAGGGCAACCCGTGCGGCTTCATCCACATTGAGGCGCTGGCCTCCAACCCGGACGCGCAGGACTCCTTCAACGCGCCCTATACCATCGCCGATGAAATTCAGGCGATGAAGCGCGCCTCGCAGTATAACCGCTTCAAGGAGGCGGGCAAGGCCTACACCAACAAGCTGATGATCGGCATCACCACCGCGGGCGACAACATCAACAGCTTTTGCTATCGCCGTTTGCAGTATGGCATAAAGGTGGTCAACGGCGAGGTCAAGGACGACAGCCTTTTCGTATTCATCGCCCGGGCCGACCAGGACGAGAAGGGCAATGTGGATTATACCGACCCGGTGCAGCACCGCAAGGCAAACCCGTCCTACGGCGTCACCATCCGCCCGGCGGACATGATGCAGGAGGCGCTTCAGGCGCAGAATGACCCGCAGCAGCGCAAGGATTTTTTGAGCCGGTCACTCAACGTCTACACCACCGCCATGAACGCCTATTTCGACATTACGGAGTTCAAGCGCTCGGACGCGGCGCACAGCTGGACGCTGGAGGAGCTGGCAAAGCTGCCCATCGACTGGTACGGCGGCGCGGACCTCTCCCGCGTGCACGATCTGACCGCGGCGGCGCTGTATGGCCAGTATAACGGCGTGGACATCTGCATCACGCACGCATTTTTCCCGCTGCCGGAAGCGGCGCGCAAGGCCGACGAGGACGGCATACCGCTCTTCGGCTGGAAGGATGACGGCTGGCTGACCATGTGCAATTCGCCGACCGTCAACTATGGCGATATCGTCCAGTGGTTTGTGGGCATGCGCACGAAGGGATTCAAGATCAGGGCCGTGGGCCATGACCGCAAATTCGCCGGGGAGGAATACATCCCGCTGATGCAGCGCGCCGGGTTCACCATCGTGGACCAGCCGCAGCTGTATATCCTGAAATCAAAGGGATTCCGCCACATCGAAAAGGCCGCGAAGGACGGCAATCTGTACTACCTCCACTCGGAGGCCTACGAGTATTGCGTGGCCAACGTCAAGGCCATTGAGAAGGCGGACGACCTGATCCAATACGACAAAACCCAGCCAGAGCATCGAATCGACCTGTTCGACGCTTCGGTTTTTGCGTGCATCCGCATGTTGGAAGAGACCCAAAAGAAGAAAAAACAGTGGACGTGGTGAGGTGATAAAAATTGAGCAAGCGCAAGAAGACCAGGATTCGGGCAGACAACCCGGCCCAGACGCCCAGGCCGTCGGTGGCGCTGTGGCTGTCGGACGGCGATTTGTGCGCGCCCGGCTACACCCGCCTGTCCGACAATCCAGAAATACAGACCGCGTGCCTACGCATCGCGGAGCTGATCGGCAGCATGACCATCTATCTGATGAGCAACACCGACGACGGAGACATCCGCATCGTCAACGAGCTCTCCAGGATGATCGACATCACGCCAAACGGCAACATGACGCGCTCCCAGTGGATGACGACCATCGTCATGAACCTGCTGCTCTACGGCAAGGGAAACTCCATCGTGATCCCGCACACCTACGGCGGCATCCTCAAAAGCCTGGAACCCATCGCCGCCAGCCGGGTACAATTCATGCCGGTAGGGAACAGCTATCGAGAATACCGGGTGCTGATCGACGGACAGGCGCGTAACCCGGACGACCTGCTGCACATCACCTACAACCCCAACCCGCTTTATCTGTGGCAGGGCCAGGGCGTGACGGTCACCCTGAAGGACATCGCCAACAATCTGAAACAGGCCCAGAAAACGGAGAACGCCTACATGGCCACCGAGTGGAAGCCGTCGGTGATCATCCGTGCGGCGTCCAACGACGACCTTTTTAGCGACCCGCAGCAGAGATCCAACTTTTTGGACAAATACATCAAAACCGCGCGGGCCGGGGAACCGTGGCTGATCCCGCTGGACCAGATGGACGTGCAGCAGGTCAAGCCGCTGACGCTTGCGGATCTGGCCATCAAGGACACCGTGGAGCTGGACAAAAAGACCGTCGCCGCGGTGGTGGGCGCGCCCGCATTCCTGCTGGGTGTGGGCGAGTTCAAGCGCGATGAGTACAACAGCTTCATACAGACACGGATCAAGACCATCGCGCAGAACATCGCCCAGGAGATGACCCGGGTGTTGATCACGTCGCCGAAGTGGTATCTCCAGTTTAACTACTGGAGCCTGATCGACTACGATCTCAAATCCGTATCTGACGTGCTGCTGGCTGGTTCGGATCGCGGTTTCGTCAATGGCGACACCTGGCGCGACAGAATGCACCTGCCGCCCGCCGGGCTCACGGAATACCGCGTGCTGGAAAACTATATCCCGTTTGATATGGCGGGGAAGCAATCAAAACTGCAGAATTAGGAGGAGTTTGAAACATGTTTACTTATGGCGACAAGGTGAGATATACCCCGACCGGCTACGAAGGCGTAGTCACTGCACACATTACATATTTCGGCAAAAAGCCGGATCAGTACCTGATTGAGGCACTGGACACTACCGGACGCCCGATTGAATACTGGGCTGACGAAGGTCAGCTCCACTACATCGGAGAATGACGCCGAGGCTCACCTGTCCGCACGCGCGATACATCAGCGGGATGCGGATATTCTGCGACGCTGCGAACGACCTTTGCGGCAACGTGTTTTTTAAACAGTGCAAGGGCTGGTGGACGCTGACGCCCAGCGCCGAACGATGCCCGCTGAGGAGGAGGCAAAATGGAAAAGCAGATGGAACGGCAGAACCGCCAGCTTCGGGCGGCAATCACTGATTTTACCACAAGGGAGGACGGCGATTCCCCGATCATCGAGGGCTATTTCGCCGTTTTTAACAGCGACTATGTGATCGACGCGGGAATGAGCGAGAGCATCGCGCCCGGGGCCTTCACGGCGTCGCTGAATGGAGATGTCAGAGCACTGACCAACCACGACTCCACGCTTGTACTCGGTCGCACCACCGCGGCGACTGTAACCCTTCGACAGGATGAAATCGGCCTGTGGGCACGCATCGCCATCAATCCGAAAGATGGCGACGCCATGAACACCTGGGCACGGGTTCAGCGGAGGGATGTCACGCAGTGCTCGATCGGGTTCAGGATCATCCGAGAGGAAACCGAGTTCCGCGACGATGGTTCCGTGCACTGGAC